TCGGCAGACTGAGGGGTTCGGGGATACTTCCCCGCTAAGCGGCGCAGCCTTCAGCCTTGGCTGAATTTCTTTATTTGTACAGCAGTAGTTTTCTACTGTGTCCCCCGCTGTCAGGCGGGCAGACTGCTACGCAGTCTAACAGTGACGCTGTACATATTAGGGCAGACTGACTGTCTGTATAGGTCAGTTTGACCCCCTATATGTTAATGTGCGTCAGCACACTGTATTGTATCTCTACCTATAAATTTCTGTCAGTATAGTGACAGGGGGCTAGATATATACCTATATGTCCGATTTAATCTGTGAGTTAGAACACAAAGTGTTCGTTTTACCTATTTGAACGGATTAAGTATATATGAGCAGTAAAATATATTCGAAAGTCTTTTTAGAGCCTTTCTCATACTGTGACAAACAGTTGTACAAACAGACTGCTGTAGGGCGGGACAAGTCTGTCTATAAGGGTTGGGACACGATGGCTGAGCACAAGGGATTTAAGAAGGGCGGGGAGCACCACCTAGTAAAAGGGTTGGCTGCTGCCAAAGCACAAGTGCTTGAATCTGTAACTGCGGGTGTATCTATACCTGCGGCAATGGCTCTTGTAAACAAGAAGCCAGACACAATCCGTCAATGGATGGCGCGAGACCCTGAGTTTGCCTCAAAGTTGGAGGCGGCAAAGCAAGAGGGGCAAAAGCAGTCCTTTGATGCTATGGGTGTGGAAAAAGAGTCCATGCCTTTCAAGGACTTTTCTAAGGCATTTCTAGACCAGACCGTCTTCCCCCATCATCAAGATTGGATTGACCTACTGGAAGGGCGCGAACCATCATGGTTGCACCCGTCTATGAAATACGAGCCAGGTGATGCTACTCGGTTGTTGGTCAATGTACCCCCTGAGCATGCAAAGAGCACCGTTATCACGGTGAACTACTCCACCTATCGAATCGCCCTCAACCCTAATATCCGTATCATTGTAGTATCTAAAACTATTACAAAAGCGAGAGAGTTCGTCTACGCTATCAAGCAACGCTTGTCACATCCCCGCTGGCTCAAATTGCAGACCGCTTACGGTCCTGAGGGCGGTTGGAAACAGGACGCGGATACTTGGCGTACTGATACGGTATACCTTGGGGGCGAGGCTCGTAACTCTTCTGAGAAGGACCCTACTATCCAAGCACTGGGTATGGGCGGTCAGATTTACGGCGCTCGCGCCGACTTGATTATTCTTGACGACTGTATCACCACTGCCAATGCCCATGAGTGGGAAAAGCAGATGGACTGGTTACAGAAGGAAGTTATTACCCGTCTTGGTAAAAACGGCAAATTGTTAGTGGTGGGGACCCGAATTGCGGCTAATGACCTTTATAAAGAACTTCGTAATCCTAAGCACTGGTCTGGTGGTCGCACCCCCTTTACTTATATGGGGATGCCTGCGGTACTGGAGTATGCAGAGAAAGCAGAAGACTGGGTTACCCTATGGAAAGAGTCAGACGTTCCGTGGGATGGAGACGATGACACTCCTCAGGCGAATGGCTTCTTCCCCAAATGGGACGGTAAGGCTTTATCAAAGAGACGAAGTGAAGTCACGCCCAGTACCTGGGCACTTGTCTACCAACAAGAAGACATCCAAGAAGACTCTATCTTCCCACCCCTACTGGTACAGGGAAGCACTAACGGGGCACGCAAGAGAGGTCCACTACGGGCTGGAGTCGTGGGACACCCACAACAAGTAGAAGGTCACACGGTAGTTGGCTTCGACCCTGCTATGGCTGGTAATGCTGCATTCGTTGTGGCTACGTATAACCGAGCAGATGGAAAGATTTATGTTCTGGATTGTATCAACATGTCTGAACCTACGCCTCAAAAGATTAGAGCGCAGATTGAAGAACTTGTCGCACGATATAAGCCGCAAGAGTTTAGAGTTGAAATCAACGCCCACCAGAAAGCCTACTCACTTGATGACGAGTTACGAAACTGGCTTGCTGCACACGGCGTACGGCTTGATGCTCACTTCACAGGCAAGAACAAATGGGACACCTCATTCGGTGTTGCATCTATGTCAACACTGTTTGGCACAGAGCGCGAAGGAAAGTTTCAAAACAATAACCTTATTGAACTCCCCTCATCAGAGGGAAGCGAAGGAATCAAGGCACTGACTCAGCAACTGCTGACTTGGAAGCCAGATACTAAAGGCAAGACAGATACTGTCATGGCTTTGTGGTTTGCGGTTATTCGCATCCGCGAACTAATGCAGTTGAGCAGTAACTCTGCTAGATATGCAAGTAACCGATGGGCTACTCGTTCTCAACTAGAACGCCGAGGCTCCATCAATTTAGATGAAGCCTTCCACGAACAGTGGCAAGATATTTACGGATAAGGATTAACTATGGCTAATATACCTAACCCAATAGCATCAACCACACCAGTTGATGGTCGCCCAGGAATGGTTCAGGATTGGGACAAGGATGGCAACCCTTACGGACAGCCACATAGCAAGCCAAACTCTAATCTTGATTCTGCATACGGAGTAACCGTACCTAATCCAATTAAAACACATGCACCTAGCGGTGTTCTTGGTGGCGCACATATGGGTGGACATTCAGATGTAGCAGCAAAGCCTGCGGCTAAACCTGTGGTTAAGGCTGCACCTGCACCTAAAGCACCAGTTAAAAAAACCAAGTAATCAACTTTTAGATAGGACATCATATGCTAACAATGGACCAGATTGGCGCACGCGTTCAGACGCTACGCTATCGCGCCCATGGTCGTGACCAACGCAATGGTGATGTCCAGATGGTACGTCAGGGTAAAATCTCACAGGTCTACCCTAACTTCTTCCCAGATGGTATTGACCAGAACGTAGTCGCTAACTTCATTGACATTGTGGCACGTGACTTAGCAGAAGTGATTGCACCACTTCCTGCTGTTAACTGCTCTGCAGTTAATCAAACATCAGACCGTGCTCGTACGTTTGCTGACAAGCGTACTCGCATTGCGGCTAACTACTTCCGCCTATCTGATTTGCAAGTACAGATGTACAACGGTGCAGATATGTACATCACCTATGGTTTCCTCCCATTCATTATTGAATTGGATGAGGAAGAGCAACAACCACGCATCCGCTTAGAAAACCCAGTGGGAGCATATCCCGAGTTTGACCGCTATGGACGCTGCGTTGCTTTTGCTAAAAGATACTCCATGACACTTGGTGAGTTGGTAGCAATGTTCCCTGAACAGGAATTTGCTTTGCTCGGCAAGATGGGGTACAAGCAAGACCTCAATGGCATGATAGAGATGGTTCGCTATTATGACAAAGACCAGTCTGTGCTTTACTTACCGTCTCGTAACAATATGCTTTTATCGCATGCTGTTAATCCGCTAGGCAAGATGAACGTGATTATTGCACGTCGTCCTAGCCCTGATGGTGAATTGCGTGGACAGTTTGATGATGTACTTGGTATTCAGTTGCTTCGAAACAGATTCGCATTACTTGCGATGGAAGCAGCAGAGAAGTCAGTACAAGCACCAATCGTCCTACCGCAAGATGTACAAGAACTTCAACTTGGTGGAGACGCTGTTATTCGTACAGCAAACCCAGCAGGCGTAAAGCGTGTTGAACTATCTCTACCACAAGGTGCATTCACTGAGTCACAACTTCTTAACGAAGAACTCCGTGTTGGTGCGCGTTACCCTGAATCTCGTACGGGTAACGTTAATGCAAGTGTCGTCACAGGACAGGGTGTACAGGCACTACTCGGCGCATTTGATACACAAATCAAATCCGCTCAAGCAATTTTCCAAACAGCACTACGTGATGTTATCTCACTCTGCTTTGAAGTAGATGAAAAATTATTCAACGTTGAGAAGACAATTCGTGGTACTGATGCTGGCTCTCCTTATCAAGTGACATACCTTCCATCAAAAGACATCAAGGGTGACTACTCTGCCGATGTTCGTTATGGAATGCTGGCTGGTTTGAACCCAGCGCAGGGACTCATCTTTATGCTGCAAGCATTGGGTGGCGGTCTTATCTCTAAAGATATGGCTATGCGTGAACTTCCATTCAACGTGAACGTAACCCTAGAGCAAGAAAAAATTGAAATTGAAAAGATGCGCGAAGGACTTATTGGTTCACTCGCTGCTTACACGCAAGCCATCCCACAGATGGCAGCACAAGGACAAGACCCAACTGAAATTGTACGCAGAATATCAGAAGTGATTTCTATGCGACAAAAAGGAAAGACCATTGAAGATGCTATTCAAGAGGTCTTTACACCTAAGAATCCTCCTGCTGGCGCACAACCTTCAGTTGAGCAACCTGTCCCTGCTGCTCCTGGTGCACCAGTAGGAGGCTCTCAAGAGCAACCTCCTCAGGTTGGACCTGAAGGTGGACCTGTAAGCATTCAGCAACAAAAGCCTGAACTACAAACCATTCTATCAAGACTTGCTGGCACTGGACAATCTGGTGCGAGCGCCCGTGTAACGGCTCGCAGAACAATCTAACTACTAAGCAGGGACAACATGACAACAATTATAGGCTTGGAATATAAAGACCATGCAATTATAGTTGCTGACAGTCAGACAACTGATGACTCTGGTTATATTTACAGCCATCCAGATGTTAAAAAAATTGCTGAAGTAGGTGCGTTCTTAGTAGCAGGCAGCGGCGAAGTGCTTCCCTGCGATATTGCACAGCATATCTGGCAGCCACCAGTACCAACTAAGGCTGATAAGAAAGACACCTATCACTTTATGATAGCCAAGGTAATGCCATCTCTACGCAAATGCTTATCGGAGAATGGTTATAACTTTGATGATGGCACAAAAGAAATGCGGTTTCAGTTTCTTATAGCCATTAACGGTCAACTCTTTGATGTAGACCAAGAATGTTCAGTAAGTAAATCTGACACCAACGTTTATGCAGCAGGTTCTGGTGCGGCTTACGCACTTGGTGCATTGCATGCAGGTGCAGATGCATATGAAGCAATGGAAATTGCTAGCAAGTTAACAGCATTTACAGCAGGACCATACATTTCTAAAGTTCAATCTAGACTTATTTAGTAGGAGGACACATGGCACAACAAGGCGGTTATCGTCAGCCAGCAAATCCTGCTCCAACATCAGGACCAGGTGCGCTATCACAACGTACTGATGGTGGTGCTGTAGAGGGCATGAGTGCCCCACAGCCACAAACAGACTGGACAGGTCTGCCTTACGGTGAGAATAAGTCTGTCAATGACCAGCAAAGTGCTGCACCTATGGCTGGAGAACCAGTCACACCTGCTACACCTGTAGTTCCACTTAATGCACCAACACAGCGTCCTAACGAGCCAGTTACTACTGGCATTGCACAAGGTCCAGGAGCGGGTCCAGAGTCACGACCACTACCTAACCAAGCGCCTACGTTGGTAGATACCATTCGTCACCTTACACAATACGACCCTTCAGGAGATGCAGAACTCGTTTACCGCCAACTACTTGATGGACAATAATGCAATCCATCAACTCCGTTGTCGCACAGACATCTCCTAATCTTTACTCTGCTGCAAAGAATGCTAACTTAAACTCTACGCAGGTTAACCAAGTAGAGCAAATGTCATTTGCTATTCAAAAGCACAAAGAACTTATGGGCATGGACCCTGCGGCTGCTACTGACGCATTTCGCAAACTAGACCCTAATGCTCAGGACACACTTAAGTTTCTGTTCAAGGATGCACAATACGCTGCACCAGCACCCACAGTCGGCTCCGACATTATGGGTGCGCTAAAATTCGTAGGCAAAGCAGTAGCAAGCCCTATTGTTGGTTTATTCAAAGTTGCTGGTGATTACAATAAAATCATCAACGTGCCTTATTTGGTTGGTCGTCAAATTGCACAGGGTGATGGCGACATCTTTAACAAGAAGATTTGGAAGAATGCCTGGGACGGCAACAACATCTTTGACAACGGTGCGTTAGCCCGTGCTGCTAGCGAATACGGTGCTAGCGATGTTGAAGTTGCTAAGGGCTTACTTGCGGGCAAAACTCCTGGAGAGATTATCCAGGCTCATGGAAAAGTAGACCAGAGTATTCTGGATTCTATCCAGAAAGCATTTGATAAGTCTGGTGACTTTAAGAACGTCATGGACACTGTTAAGTTTGCACAGGTATCTCCTGGTCGTGACTTACTACGCATGCTTGATGACAAGGCTGTTGGCGGATTACATGCTGGTCACGTAAGTGGCTGGGCTAAGTTTGTATCAGGTGCGGTTGATGCTACCTATCAGATAGCAATTGACCCACTTACTTGGTTAACAGGTGGTGGAGATAAGGCTGGCACTTTAGGTGCACGTCTTGTAAAGACCATTGAAGAGTCTGCTGCTAACGGCGACCTTGCTGGTGGAGTGTCTAAGGTAATGCAAAACCCTGGTGTTCACACACTGTGGGAAGAACAACTAGGACCTGCTATCAAGCGTTATGCTGAAGCACCTACTACTGCCGCTAAATCTGCGGCTTACCGCGACATTGCACAGACATTTCCTGGCTATGCTAACCGCGACATTATTGAGCGTCTAGCCGCTAAAGATGCAAAAGTCTATGACGCTGCATCTGCCGAGAAGTATTTCTCTCAAGCAGAGAATACACACCTCATGTTGTCTGGTCGTGTTGATGGTGTAACTTATGCACGCAACGCTGTTGCAACTGCTAAGACTACACGTAACTATACTGAAGGCTTTGCTACATATTTGGATAGCATTTTTAATGCTACAACATCAAAAACTCTTGGTGCTCTTAAGACTAAGGGCAGAGACATTGCTAAAGTTGACGAACTTGGTGAGCCACTTTACAAAGTAATGACTGATGCTGGTGCATCACTTGATAAACTTGTACACCCTAACCCTGAACTAGACAAAGTACTCGCTGATATTAACGGCGAAATCAAAGGTATTAAAAAGTGGGGCTACGAAATGGGCAAGCAGGCTGCCCGTTCACCTGCTGGTCAAGAGATTCGTCTTGGAGACCGTGCTGCTGAGACAGCAAATCACTTTAACAACATGGCGCGGCAGTTATTGCCACGCGACATGGCTGATTTTATGACAACTAAGTTCCTAGATTCTACTATGGACGAGCAAGTTGTTATTCTTCGCAACACATATGCGGCTATCATGCACAAGTTTGGCATGGCAGGTACGCAAAATGGACGCGACTTGATGGAAAAGATTCTTACTGAAAAGTTTGGCGGCGCTGCTGGCTTTGCAACAATGGTTAACTCACCAGTGCCAGAGCATATGCTTGAGCATCTTGAGGCTACAAGCCTTAAAGAAGTCAATGGTCAGAAGGTTCTTGATAGCGAATCTGCTATTCAGCCTTACCACACCACGCATGTTATTGGTGCGTTACCATATGACCAAATTGCTGACCATGTTGCCAGCGTAAAGTCAAAGCAAAGTGCTGTTAATGCTATTCTTGGCATTGGTTCTAGCCCGTTTGCTAAGAAAGCAGTAGATGCTTGGTCTATGTTGACCCTTCTACCACGTCTTGGTGTCCGTTCTGCTATTGACGAAGGCATGATGTTTGCCTTGACCGCACCTGCTACCGATGTACTTAAGTATGCAACCCGCGAGGGTCACCGCATGGGCAAACTTAACACTGCATTTACTGGAAGCAAGACTGCTATTGGTCCTATTCGTGAAGCATTGGGTAAAGTATTTCCTAAGTTAGATTTGTCTAACGCTGTAAGCGTTGAAAAGCGTCAAGAACTTATGAATGCTTACGCCAAAGAGCGTAACCTTGACCCTAATCAACTGTATGATTTGCAAAAGCGCGAAGCAATTACAGAGTACATCAAGAATACTTACACAAAGCGTATTGACCCAGAGGCTAACGCTTATTTAATGCAGGCATTGGTTAACCATCCTGACATGTTGAATGCTGTTGCGCAGTCTTTCGTAGGTCATAGCGGTTTGTCTGGTAATTATGGCGAAGATATTCTTAAGGGTATCATTACTCCTAGCGCATTAGACAAAGCGCTAGAAGAACTAGGTGTTAAGGGTGGACGCAAAACTCGCTCTATTGATACTACTGCGTTATCAGAGCACGAAGTAGCATTGGCTCACTTTGACAACTGGTTTAAGGGCTTTGTTGCCAACAAGTCAGGCTTACCTAATGGGCGTATCCTTAGTCCTGCTACAGTATTTTTAACAAACAATGGACTGCGTACATCTGAAGATGTATCAAAGGCTATGGATGAACTATGTGCTGCTATCGGTGTAGTTAAAGACCCAGCAGTTAATCGTTATGTTATTAAAGACCAAGAAGCAGTAAATGCTTTCAAGCAAATGTCTGCTCGTACTGTAGAAATGAATGCCCGTGGCGTTAATGATATTACTTTAGTACGCGACCAAGTTGGTCGTATGCTTGCAGACCTATACGTTACCTTCCATGGTAGCGCTAACAAGTTTAATGAAGAACTATTGTCTGAAGTTAAGAGCCTTAAGGCACGTATGCTAGATATGACCAAGGGTGAGCATGCTCCTACATGGAGTCAGGCTGCTGCTGGTATGGACTTTAATCGCTTTGCTGCCTTAACAAATGGCTTTCGCCCTGAAGGTAAGATTAATAGCGCAATTGAGTTTGAAGGATTCCAAGACCCTGAGTCGCTATGGCGCAAAGTAGGTAACAAGGGCTTTGAGTGGATGGACCGCCAGATTACTGGTATCCATCGTCAGGCTGCATTGAATGTAACGTATACAGAGGTTCGTAAGAACTGGGCTGGCATTGAACGTCAGTGGGTTAAGGACAATATCCGCGAAGCAATTGCTGCTGAGCCTGGCAAGTACGCTTCTGAATCAGCAAAGCGTGAACTACAACGCCGCATCCTTGCGGATGGTGAGAAGCGATTCACTGAATTGGCTATGAATCACGCAGCAGATGAAATGCTTAAGTACGCAGATAACCCTGCAGTACGTTCTAACTTCTCCTATGGTGTACGTACAGTGGGACGCTACTACCGTGCAACAGAAGACTTCCAACGCCGTATCTATCGTATGAAGGAAGTGCCTGCACGTGTAGCATACCGCTTGCGCTTGGCGCATCTAGGTCTTGCTGCTTCTGGTTCTGTATACACAGACCAGCAGGGTAATCCTTACATTAACATGCCTATGGATAGCACACTATTCAAGGCTACCGATAGCACTATCCGTGCATTGACTGGTAATACTGGATACTCACAACCTATATTTAATGACTTCACATTGAAGTTGAATATGGTTAACCCATCATTTCAGCAAGACTCTGGCTTGCCAATGCTTTCTGGTCCTATTGCAGGACTCAGCGTTATTGCAATGAAGAACATCCTTGGCTATACACATAATGCTACTGCTGAGAAAGCAGGAGACACTATAAGCCAAATGGCTTTAGGTAACTTTGGTACTAATACAAACCTTAAGCAAGCATTGATGCCATCCTCTCTGCAGCGTGTATGGGACATGCTTCCATTCAGTGAGCAGTCACGACAGGAAGTAACCGCTGGACAGCAGGCTATGGCATACAATGCTGCTAACGATATGCATTTAGACCCTAATGCAACTGATGCACAAAAGGCAGCATACTTAAATAACATTCGTATATCTGCACATAACATCTTGTTCTTGCGTAACTTCTTGGGATTCATATTGCCTGCTACACCTACGCTCACCGAGAGCGTTGGCGTACCAGACTATCTCAAGCGTGTTGGTGTAACCAGCCTACGCTCTGAGTTCTATGACATTCTGGATGCAGTTAATGCACGTAACAATGGGGATATTCAAGACCCATATGAGACTGCATTGGTTACCTTTATGGGTAAGTATCCAGGCAAACTCATCTATACAGTCTCTCGTTCTTCAAAGCAGACCCGTGTAGTTATTAAAGAAACCACACAGTTGCAGCAATGGGCACGTGATAACAAGGGTTCTATTGACAAGTACGGTGAGGCTGCCTACATCTTTGCCCCACATACTGGCACATTAAACTCTTCATCCTATAACTATCTACAGGCTGCAGGACTTGTTCAGAATAAAAGCCTAGAACAATACTATGCAGACCTACAGGTAGCACAGGATAAGCAGGCTTATTACGACATTGGAACTAATGAGAAGAATGCATTAGCCAATGAGACAGATGTCTATAAGAAGCAACAGATTATTGCTGATGCTACCGCTGCACGCGAAGCGCTTAAGACCGCTAATCCGCTGCTAAGCGCATCACTTATTGGTGTGGGTAACAATATCGGCAACGAATCTAAGTTGCTAAACAACCTAGACCAAATGGTTTCAGACCCTAGTGCACCTATTGACAGGGCTAGCCGTGCTCGTATGAGCATTGCTATTAAGATGCTTCAAGACTATGTGGCTTTCTCCACTGACCCTAGCCAGAAGTTGGCTAGTAACTTCAGTCAGTTAAAGCAAGACCGTAGACAACAGATTGAGGACCAATTGAACGCAATGAAATTAGGCGATGCTTACCTGACGGAAGCAAGCCGTGCGATTTTTGACCCTATCCTTAAGTTCTACTCACGTGATACATACACTGCATTTCAGAAGGGATTCTAGTCAATGGCATTCGAAGACCTTAATTCCCTTAATGACCAGTTTAACAATGTAGTTGCTACCGCTTATGCGGCTATGACACCTGAGCAAAAGGCTACTTATACTAAGCAAGTAGCAGATAGTAAGGTAGCAACCAAGGTCGCCAACGACCCATTGATGACTGCATTCAGTATCTATACTGATAAGTCAGGTAACACTTATGTCAATGGCGCTAAAGGCGAAGTATTCTTTGTGCCTACCGCAGACGGTTCAGCACCTAAAGATTTCACTAATGATATTAACGAAGCACGTACTAAGATATTAACGCAGGTTGGACCTTCAGGTCTTAGCGGATTAGTTAATCGTTTGTATGAGTCTAAGTTTATTACTAAGGCACAGGCTACAAGTGGCGATTACATCAGTGGTCTTAATGATGCTATCCGTCAGTATAGCGTTAACTCATTGCAGGCTTACCAGTTAAACAAGGGTCAAGGCGGCTTCCCATCTATGGGAACATTCCTTTCACACTTTACAACTGGAGCAGCAGGAGCAGCCGACCTATCGGGCACCAAGACTTCTACTACAGAGTTCACTACTACACGTGGTCGTGCAGATGCAGACTTAACTCTGTACTACATGGATAACATTGGACAGCCACCTACTCAGGCAGAGAAAGAAGACTACTATAACCAAGTAGTTAAGGCTGAGAAAAACAACACAACTAAGGCTGTTACTACTACAGATGCAGTTGGTGCTATAAAGAATCAAGTTCAGTCAGACTCACGTCTTACTAATGCTGATTATCTAGTCATGCAGGCTGCTACATTGAAGAAGACCTTTGCTGGAACCAAGGCAGATGTACTACTTAACAGCAAAAACCCAGGACAAATCGTATCTGATATTAACCTAGCCATGAAGTATGGCTCAGACTATGGCTTAAACCTGACACCACAGCAAGCAATGAACTATGTATCTGATTCCTTTGGGCAACAGAACTACATGTCTAAGGTGCAGGACAAGATGAAGCAACTTGCTATTACAACTATGCCTAACCTTGCATCACACATTCAAGCAGGCGGCACTGTCAAGGATGTAGCAGATGTCTATGCATCTATTAAGTCCAAGAAACTTGGCGTTACTATTCCTGATTCAACTCAAGATAGTCAAATTATGTCTGCTATTAACCTTAAGGGTGGCATGTTAAACATGGCTGACTATGAGCGCCAACTACAGGCTGACCCTCAGTGGCGCAAGACCGCAGAAGCACATACTGCAGCAGATAACTTTACCAATACTATCTTGCAATCATTTGGATTCGGTGGTAACTAATGGCAACTGCTAAGAAGCCTGCAACATATACACCAGTAAAGACACCCGTAACGCCATCGTTTACTGGTCCTATTCCTACAGGTGCTACTCGTACGGCTACTGGTTATACACCTGCACCTGCCTCATCTGCATCAGCAGATAAAGCAGTTGATAAAGCAGCATCGGATGCAGCAGCCGCAGCAGCGGCTAAGGCTGCAGCAGATGCAAAAGCAGCAGCAGATGCACAGGCTGCTAAAGATGCTAAGGATGCAGCAGATGCAGCCGCTGCCAAGGCTGCCAACCAAGCAGCAATTGATGCTGCTAATGCAGCAGCGCAGGCTACATCACGTCTTGCTGCAGCACAAGAGGCTTCTAATGCAGCCACTAATGCGCAGGCTGAACTGGCTAACGCAGATGCATTCGCCACGCTCAAGACTACCTTTGAAGGCTATGGCTTAGGCTCACTGGCTGACACCATTACACAGTTGATGACTATTGGTAAGACACCACAAGAAGCATTGACTTCCCTTAAGTACGACACCAGCATTAACCCTGCTACGGGACAAGCATGGAACTCTGCATATACCACACGCTTTGCAGGTAATGCTGCCCGTATTAAGAACGGGCTTAACGCACTATCTGAATCACAATACATTGCAACTGAAGATGCTTATGC